CCCGACCTTCTCTCTCCGGTTCGAGCCGGTTCGAGTCTTGTGGGGCCCTTTGAAGGTCAGGCAAGGCCATCATGGAATTAGTCACAGACAATGCAAAACCCGCCAAGGTGGGGGTAAAGAAAAAGAAGCTTGTGGGAGCAGTGAAACCACGGATCATGAGCATTCCGTTAAAGGGAAAATCCAGGGGCGAAGAATTTGCAGAGTTTGCGGAAAAATGTGGGTATCCATTATTTCCCTGGCAGAAATTTATTGCCAATGACTTTTTGACCGTGGATGAAACCGGGGCGTTCAAGCGCAAAACCGTTGCGGTGATTCTAAGCCGTCAAAATGGCAAAACCATGCTTATTGCCTTACGCATCCTTTTTGGCTTGTTCGTGCTTGAGGAAAAATCAGTTGTGGCAATGTCCTCCAAGCGAGGCATGGCCGAGGATACATTCCGCAAGGTTTGCTCAATCATTGAGGCCAATGAATTCTTGAGAAGCCAAGTTAAGCTCAACCGTGGTGAGGTTGGCTATCGAGGTAATGGCAAGGAGCATTTGGATCTACTTAATGGAGCGCGTTATGAAATCGTGGCCGGGACCAGTGACGGCGCACGCGGCAAATCTGCCAATCTCCTATTTGTGGATGAGCTGCGTTACATCAGTGAAGAAGCCTGGGCAGCAGCTAAGCCAATCACCATTGCAATGGGTGACAAGGCTCAGACATATGTGTGCAGCAACGCCGGCGATGCATTTAGCCATGTGCTTAATGACCTACGCGATAAGGCCCTTTCATATCCATCACCGACTTTAGGCTGGTATGAATACTCAGCACCGCAACATGCAAAACCCACCGACCGTTCAGCCTGGGCCGCTTCAAATCCGAGCCTTGGCATAACAATCACGGAATCAGGCCTTGAAGAAGCTTTGTCAGTAATGCCAATGGAAAAATTTTTGCCTGAGCACATGTGCATGTGGGTTTCGTCTCTTAGCAGCCCTTGGCCTATCGGATCATGGGAGGCTTGCGCTGATAGTAACCTTTCGTTACCAATTGGGCCTGACACATTTATGGCCTTTGATGTGGCCATATCAAAACGCACCGCAACCTTGGTTGCTGGTCAATATCTGCCGAACGGCAAAATTGGCGTTGGCATTATGGATCAATGGCGTTCTGACACGGCAGTGGATGAGCTGCAAATTGCGGCCGACATCAAAACCAAATGGGTGGACAAGTATTTTCCCCGCATGATTATGTTTGACCACTACTCCACGGCAAGCATTGCGGCAAGATTGACGGCAAGTGGTTGCAAAATGGTTGATGTGTCAGGAACCGCGTTTTACCAGGCATCAGGGGATTTGCTTGATGCAATCGTGAACAATCGCATTGTTCATATGGGCCAAGAATCATTTGACCTCCAAATGAATGCTTGCGCGGCCAAGACCAATGACAGTGGTTGGCGAATTGTAAGAAGGGCCAGCGCGGGAGATGTCTCAGCTCCAATCTCCCTGGCAATGATTGTTCACAAAATGCAGGAACCAGTTTCAACTCCAATGATTGTTGCAGGTTAGACACGCCCAAAATCCTAAATGAGTTAAATGTCCGTATTGGGTGCTATGGGGCTATTATCCGCCTATGGGTATTTTGTCAGCACTGCGTTTAGTCAAAGAGGATTCAGACACGCTTAAAAGTCAATACAACCCGGCCGTAATGAATCAAGGCTACGGCGTTGGCGCATGGAGTGATTATGGAATGGGCTTTGATTACGCGGGCATTGATCTTAATTCTGCCATGCAGGTTCCGACCGTTTCAAAATGTAGGCAATTAATCTGCGGAACAATCGCCGGAATTCCGCTTGAGTTGTATAACAAAACAACCGGAGAAAAATTAGGCTTGCCAGTGTGGTTGGAACAACCTGACATCAGACAACCGCGTTCAGTCACCATTGCTTACACCGTGCAATCGTTGTTGTTCTATCAAATTGCATATTGGGAATGCACCGCAACTTATAGCGATGATGGAAGGCCAGCGCGTTTTGCTTGGGTTGCAAATGAAAGAGTCACACCAAAACTCAATGCGCGTAACACTGAAGTTGAGTATTACACCGTTGACAATGAAGTTCGCCCACAAAATGGAATTGGAAGTTTAATCACATTTCAGTCATTACAACCGGGAGTGCTTGCAACCGGCGGCCGCACTATGCGTGCAGCTTTAGATTTAGAAAAAGCGGCTGCGATAGCTGCACAAACTCCTATCCCGTCAGGTTTCTTGAAAAATACCGGTGCGGATCTTCCTGAAGCGCAAGTGCAAGGAATTCTTGCAAGTTGGAAGCAAGCGCGAAATTCGCGTGGCACTGCATTTCTCACTAGCACTTTGGATTATCAAACAACATCATTTTCTCCCAAAGACATGATGTACGCGGAAGCAAAACAAGATTTTTCAACTGAAATTTGTCGTTTGATGAATGTTCCAGCATATATGGCCAGTAGTGATGCAAATAAATCAATGACTTATCAAAATGTCCTTGATGCCCGGAAAGAATTTTACGCGTACACCCTGGCTCCTTTTGTTTGTGCAATAGAGGACAGACTCAGCATGAATGACATTACTAGTTCACAAAATGTGGTGCGCTTCAATTCTGATGAAACATTTTTGCGTGCTGATGCAACTTCACGCTTGGCAGTAATTGAAAAGATGCTCACACTTGAATTGATTACTTTAGACCAAGCAAAAGCAATGGAAAACTTATCACCGAATGGAGATGCATCATGAAGCTAACTTTTAGCACGCCAATCCAGGCGGCTGATACTGAACGCCGGGTTATCTCAGGCAAAATCATGGAGTATGGAGCAGTTGGCCACACTTCAGTTGGGGCCGTTGTTTTTGAGCACGGATCAATCCAAATTCCGTCACCTGGCCGCATTAAGTTGCTTGCGCAACATGAGCCAAATAATCCGATCGGCCGTGCTCAATCTTTTAGTAATGAAGGCGAATTTGTTTATGGTTCCTTCAAAATTTCTAGCAGTAGCAAGGGCACAGATTATTTGACCTTGGCGGCTGAAGATTTGGTTTCAGGTTTGTCAGTCGGTGTTGAAGTAATTGCATCAATGCCTAATGATGATTATCTTTTAGTTACAAGCGCGAGATTAATTGAAGTCAGCCTTGTTGAATCACCCGCATTTGAAAATGCGATTGTCACTAGCGTTGCCGCAAGCCAGGCCGAAATTGAGGCGGCAAGTTCTACAAGTACGAAAACAACTACGATCAATACGACAATCGTTGAGGTCGAAACCGAGACAGAGAGTGAGGATGTCATGACGACAGCCCCAGATAATACAGCCCCAGAAACTGCGGCAGAGGCTCCCGTTGTGGATGCCTCACGCCCAGTTGTTTCAGCATCTTATATTGTTGGCGAAGTTCGCTCACCAATTAAGACTCAAGCACAATATCTTGAGCACGCAATCAAAGCGAAGATGGGCAATGACACATCACGCGATTACATTCGTGCAGCAGATGCACAAGCAAAAAAGATTGAAGCAGCTAACGATTCGTTCACGACTAATCCAGCATTCAGTCCAACACAATATGTTTCAAGCGTTATTGATACATCAGTTATGTCACGCCCAACAATTGATGCACTAGGTGGGGCACGCGCCTTGGCTCCTTCAGGCATGACAATTTCACATCCAAAAATCACAACTAATGCGACAATTTCGACTGTGGCCGAAGGAGCATCAACTGCTGCAACTCAGATTGTTTCCAGCTATGTAAACGCAACTGTGGTCAAACTGGCCGGGGCACAAATCTATTCCACTGAGCTCCTGGATAGATCAGACCCAAGTTTTTACTCAGCCATGTACGAGAATTGTTTACGAGCTTATGCCAAAGCATCTGATGCAGCAGTAATTGCGGAAATTGTTTCAGGTGGAACACAGTCAACTGCACAAGCTGCAACAATCGCTGGACTTCAGGCATATGTTGCACAAGCTGCTCCAGCCGTTTATGCAGCAAGCGGAGAAACTGCAACTGCATTTATTGCTGGAACATCAGTTTGGTCACTTCTAATTGGGAGCCTAGACACAACTGGTCGCAGCATTTTCAATGCAGCTTCACCAATGAACGCCAATGGCCAATCAACACCACGCGGATTGCGCGGCGACATGATGGGCTTGGATCTATGGGTTGACCAAAACATGGTTTCAACAACAATTGACGATGCAGCATTCATTGTTAACCCAATGAGCATTGCCATATATGAATCCCCTAAGCTGACGCTTTCCGTAAATGTGGTCGCGACCGGTGAAATTTCCACGATGCTCTACGGTTATTTTGCGACAAAGACACTTGTTTCCGGTGGTCTGCAACGCTATAACCTCACCTGATAAAAACCTAAGCCGCTTACAGGGCTAGGAGGCCCTGGCCCTGTAAGCCTTATCAAAGAAAGGAGGATGATGGCCGCGACATACACAACGATGCAAGAATTACGCGATTCATTGGGTATTGGCACCCTTTACCTTGATGCAACCGTTGAAGAATGTTGCCAAACGGCGCAGGATCTTATCAATTCATTTCTTTGGTTTAACACTGCCCCAATAGTTGCAACCGGCCGTTCATCTAATGTTGCGACCGCAATCATTGCCAATCCCGGTCAATTTGTTGTTGGCCAAACCGTTTTAATCACGGCATGCGGTTCAGGTTTTAACGGCACAAAGACAATTACCAGCACAAGCCCTTATCCAGCTTCGGTCAGCGCACCTTACCTCCCTAGCCGTTGGGTTTTTCCTCTTGGATACCAATACATCCAATATGCAAGCACCGGTAGCGATGAATTAATCCACTTAGTTCAACCTTATGGATTGATGGCTGGCCCTGATGATAAAACGGCAAGCTATGCCAATACTGCGGCTATTCGGTCAGCCTCAATGATTTTGGCAACTAACATTTGGCAATCCAGGCAAGCGACACAAAACGGCGGGATGGGTGTTGATGGATACGCTCCAAGCCCATTTAGAATGTCAAACACACTTATGGCATCAATTCGCGACTTGCTTGCGCCGTACCTGAGCCCAGGCGCAATGGTTGGATGAAAGATGCCAGCAGTAGCACTGACAACACTTCGCACAACGATAGCAACGGCTTTAGCCAATGCCGGTGTGTGGTCAACCTTCAGCTTCCCGCCCCCAGTAATTCTTGCCAACTCAGTGATAGTTGCGCCAAGTGATTTATATTTAGTCCCCTCAAATAACTCACAAGCTTCAATTTCATGCATGGCAAACTTCAAAATTATTATGACCGTGCCGTATCTTGACAACCAGGGAAATTTGAACGGCATTGAAAGCACAATTGTGGCCGTGTTTAACAAACTGGCCTCATCAACTTTAGTATTCAACATTACCGGTGCTTCAGCTCCTTCAGTGTTGGATGCACCGAGTGGGCCCATGCTTACATCGGATTTTTCAATAACCGTTCTCACCACTTGGTCATAGGAGATAAAATGAGCGAAACAAACGCAGAGAATTTGGCTTGGCTTGTCAAAGTCGGTCAGATCAAGGATACAAAGGCTGCTAAGCCAACGACAACAGAAAACGAGGAATAACACATGGCAATCTATCTAAATAACAATGTTGGCGTGAAACTTGCAACCGCAGCCGCGCCAACAGTTCCATCCATTGACATTTCAAGTTATGTCAGCGCGGTTACTTTAACGCAAATCGTAGATGAGCTGGAGGTCACCACAATGGGTGATTCTGCACATAAGGTGGTGGGCGGTTTGCAATCTGCCACACTGCAAATTGATTTTTTCAATGACTGGGCAGCATCTCAGGTTATGACAACACTCAATGCGGCATTTGCAACTACTTTGGCAGTCTCAATGATTACTGTTAAAGGAACACCAGTATCGGCAACAAATCCGACATACCAGTTTTCAATCTTTGTCAACAACCTGACCCCAGTAGGTTCAGGCGGCGTTGGCGATGAAGCTGCATCTTCAATCTCGTTTACAGTAAACACAACAGTCACCGTTTCAACATCAGTCGTATTCTAAGGAGCAGAGAATGGCACGCTTAAAAATCACCAGGGCCTCAGGGGATGTGATTGTTCCAATCACCCCCGTGGTTGAGTATGCGTTTGAAAAATACACGGGCAAGGGAATTCATAAACAATTTCGTGACGAGGAAAAACAAAGTGACATCTATTGGTTAGCGCATAACGCGCTTTCCCGTGTAGAGGTCATTCCGCCATTTGGTGAAGAATGGTTAGGAACCTTGATTGCGGTTGAAGTTATGGATGACGAGCCCGAAAAAAAATAGACCGGGGAAGTTTCACCTACCTAGTGGCCTCACTAGCGGTGGAGCTGAAGATAAGCCCCAATGAAGTTTTAGATCTTGATGAAAGAATGTTTAAAGCCGTGCTTCAGGTACTAAATGACAGAGCAAAGGAGAGGGCCCGTGCCACTAAACATCACCGGCGTTGAGCCCACTTTGAAGGCAATGCGCAAATTCGATAGAGACCTGACCAAGCAAATGAACATTGAAATTAAAGCTGCAATGATAACGATTCGTGATAAAGCCCGTGGTGATGTTCCCCAGGGGTTTCCAACCTATTTGTCCGGGTGGGGAAAGCGCGGCAAAGTAAAAAGCCAACCCGTGTTTAATACTAGCGGGCGCGTGCGCAAATTTCCATTGTTTGACACGGCTGAGGTTAAAGCTGGCATTGTTTATCGCCAAGGCAAAAGCATTCAAAACCCTCAGGGATACCGGGCTCAGTATTATGTGCGCAACAATTCAGCAGCCGGTGCAATTTACGAAACCGCAGGGCGTAAATTTCCAACTGGACAACCTTGGGTTGGTCGAAACGGCCCAGGCAAAGATGTCAGCCGTTCAAATAATCCTGATGCTGGTAAATTATTTATTGGAGCTATGGGTTCTCTTTACGGCAAAGGATTTGACCGTGGCCGCTTGATATTCAAGGCATGGGAGCAGGATCAAGGCAAGGCAACCTTGGCCGTGACAACTGCCATTGATAAGGCGGTTAAGATATTCAATGCTTCAGGCGGCGCGGGTACTCAATCCGGATATAAGTTGGCTTCCTGATGCCAAATTTATTAGTCAGCGCAACGACCCGCTATGACCCCAAGGGATTAAACAAAGCCAAAAAACATATTTCCGGCTTTGAAAAAACAATCAAAGATTTGGGCAAAACATTTGCTGGAGTATTTTCAGCGCAAAAAGTTTTAGCCTATGGTAAAGCTTCAGTTCAGGCATTTATTGCTGATGATAAAGCCGCTAAGGTCTTATCCCGCACGCTCAGCAATCTAGGCCTTGCATTTGCTGATCCGTCGGTTAAAACCTTCATCGGCGACTTGGAAAAGCAATACGGTGTGCTTGATGATTTTTTGAGGCCGGCTTATCAAAAATTGCTTACCACCACGGGCGATTTAGTCAAATCTCAGGATTTGTTAAAAACTGCCCTTGATCTAAGCGCACAAAGTGGAGAAAGCGTTGTTTCAGTTGCAAGCGACCTTGCACGGGCATATTCAGGAAATACCAAAGGACTTCAAAAATATGGCTTAGGTTTAACAAAAGCCCAATTGACAGCCATGTCATTTGAACAAATTTTGGCGAAGATAACCGAAATCAGCAAGGGTCAAGCTGCTGCCGCCGCCAACACTTACGCAGGAAAACTAGACAAACTCAATGTTGCAGCAGCTAATGCCTCAGAAACCATTGGCGGCGCATTGGTTGATGCATTTGCGACAATCGCCGGAGATGGCAACCTGGACAAAGCAATAAGCAAGATTGATTTACTCTCTCAAGGTATTGCCACGCTTATCTCTCCTTCACGCATGAAATCACTCTTTGCCGGCGTTGATTTAAAATATGGCTTAATTCCAGTAAACAAGCCTGGCCCTAAATATGGCCCTGCTCAACAAAGCCCTGGTGAGCGTGCAGCTGCGGTTGCATACAATAAAAAATTGGCACAACAGAAAAAAGAAGAATTAGCAACACTTGCGGCCAAGAACAAGGCTACGCGAGAAGAAGCTCAAATGAAAAAAGATCAGGCGGCTTTAGATGAGCTCAAGAAGAAGTTTGACTTAGAACGCATTGGGCTCAATGTCGCCTTGAATCAAGCTACTGATGAGGAAACCAAAGCACGCATTCGCGCTCAGATTGCTATTCTTGATGAGACTGGTAAAACTGCACAAGCTGCAAATGATGCCTTGGTCAAGGCTCAGGCTGACAAGCTAAAGCAAGAATTAGCTGCTGCTGATGCCTTGGCTTACTTAGCAAAATCTGCCGGTTCAGCAGCAATTACTTTGGCTAACATAACCGGCCGCGTGCCTGGGGTGACATTCAATCCAAATCAACAACCCGACCGCAATTATGTGCCGCCTGTTCCAAAAACAAATTTGCCGGAAAGAAATCCTGACGGATCTGCACCATTAATACCCGGAGTTGATTACAATCCAAATCAACAAGCCGACCGTAACGCAGACCAAAAAGCTTCCGTCACGGTTGTGGTTAACACCGGCCCGTCTATGGCTGATGAAAACACTATTGTGGATGCCGTACAAGATGCCCTTAATGAGATTGCCCGCCGTGGATATTTGACAACTTACGCAGGGGCCTTGCCAGCATGACAATTCCAACAATCAACGCATTCATAAATTTCAGCACTGGCCCAAGCTTTGCCCAGGCTATGATTTTAGACCAAGGCATTCTTGACACCAACATTCTTGCCGATGCGGCCGCCGTTATTGTGGACATTTCCAATGTTGTTGATTCAATCAACACCAGGCGTGGGCGAAATGCCCAAGCTGACCAATTTCAGACTGGAACACTTTCATTGCGCATTGTTGACCAAAATGGGGACTTCAACCCAATGAACATTTTGGGGCCCTACTATCAGCTCCTTACTCCGATGCGTAAGGTACAAATCACTGCCACTTACGGAGCCGTGACTTATCCCGTTTTCAGTGGGTTCATCACCTCCTTTTCGACATCAACCCCACAATCGTCCGTTGGCGATGTCGTTTACACAACAATCCAAGCCGTTGATGCTCAGCGATTGGCTCAAAATGCTCAGATTTCAACAGTGGCCGGGACCAGCGCGGGTCAATTGACAGGTGCTCGCATCAATAATTTGTTGGATGCCATTTCTTGGCCAGCAACGATGCGTGACATAGATGCCGGACTTACAACAGTCCAGGCGGATCCCGGCACGGCTCGCACCGCGCTTCAAGCTTGTCAGACAATTGAAACGACTGAATTTGGTGCTTTTTATGTGGATGCTTCCGGCAGTTTTGTTTTTCAAGACCGTTCCGTGACTTCATCCAGCGTGGCAGCAACACCCGTTGTGTTTAACGATAACGGAACGGCCATTGATTACTTTAATGCTACTTGGGTGACAAATGACACCCTTGTTTACAATGAGGCCAACATTACTGCCACGGGATTGGCCACTCAAACGGCCTCCGATGCAGCAAGTATTGCCAAGTATTTCTTGCACTCTTACAATCAGCAAAATTTATTAATGCAGGATACTGCTACCGCCCTTAACTATGCACAGGCTTATGTGGCTTCCAGGGCTGAAACCAGCGTGAGATGCGATGAAATTCAATTAGACTTATACACGGCCAATTACAATGCGGGCATAATTGCAGCCCTTGACCTTGATTATTTTGATCCAGTGACTATTACGACAAACCAGCCTGGGTCAACTACGCTTACAAAAACCCTGCAAGTATTTGGCAAGTCTATGGAAATCACTCCAAATTCTTGGCGAGTTAAAATGACGACACTTGAACCCATAATTGATGGATTCATCCTAGATAGCGCACTTTATGGAATACTTGACACAAGCGTGTTGAGTTATTAAGGAGATGAGATAAATGGCCAAACAGACCTTCACCACTGGGCAAGTCCTTACTGCTGCCCAAATGACATCGCTGCAACAAACGGCCATGGGCGGTGGATCAACCACTGCCAAAACTGCAAGCTATGTCCTGGTAGCTGCCGATGCTGGCACAATCGTGCAGATGAATAGCGCAAGCGCAACAACCATCACAGTTAATACTGCATTATTTGCAGCTGGAGACACAGTAGAGATTCAAAATGTGGGTGCAGGTATTTGCACAATAACCGCAGGCACGGCAACAGTTAGCACAAGCTCAACCTTGACACTTAAACAATACGATTCAGGCACTTTGTATTTTAACTCAGCAAGTGCGGCTTTATTTTTTGCTAGTGATGCAGCAGATAGCCCTTTAACTACAAAAGGTGATCTTTTCACTTTCAACACGGCAGACACTCGTTTAGGCGTTGGAACAAATGGCCAAGTGTTAACTGCTGATTCGACTGCTGGAACTGGATTGGCATGGGCAACACCTGCAAGCGGTGGTGGTATGACTTTAATCAGCACAACCACATTAACTGGTTCATCAATTACTCTTTCTTCAATTCCGCAGACTTACAATGAAATACAATTATGGATAGCTGATTTTGACCCTTCAACCGCTGCACGATTTAGAATTGCACCTAATGGTGGTACTACAGGAAGTGACAATGTTAGTTTAGAATATGCTGGCGGTGGTACGCCTTCTATTCAAGGCTATCAAGGTTACATGCGGACATACAACACTTTTAACACTTCACCTACTAATACTATTATTGCTGTTTTTCCTGCATACACATCAACCGCCGCGAGAAAATCTGCCTATATGACCGCTGGATTTCTTGATGGTGGCGGTGGTAATAGGACTGAAGGCATTTTTTGTAAAGTAGAATCAAGCCCAATGACAAGTTTAGTTTTGTCACCTGATACTGGAACTTTTAGCGGCGGCACGGCTTACCTATACGGAGTGAAATAATGAGCAAACTATTTAAAGTAATCCATAATGTAACTACTGGCGAAATTGAGCAGGTTGATTTAACTGCTGATGAAATTGCAGTAATAAAGGCCGATGAAGCGGCAGCTATTGCAGATGCGGAAGCAAAGGCAAAGAAGGAAGCCGACAAGGAGGCATTACTGGCCAAACTTGGCATTACTGCCGATGAAGCGAAATTGCTACTGAATTAAGTGGAGACAAGTGCAAACGGTTGGCCAGCATCAAAAGATCAGGCTGAGATTGGGATTAAGTCTTATCTCGTACCTGATACGGCAATCAAACTGCGTTGTGCCGAAGCGGTTGCACCTTTGCTTATTGGCTTAGCTTCTGAATTTCATGACATAATTGAGCCGCTTGATGTAGGTGGACTTGATGATTGGGGATATTGTTACAGGCCAATCCGTGGGGAAACTACAAAGCTCAGCAATCACTCATCCGGCACGGCTTTAGATCTAAATGCTTCCAAGCATCCCTTGGGGCAGACCAATACATTTGACCCATTAAAGGTTCCGATGATTCGGGCCCTTGCTCACAAATACGGGTGCATTTGGGGCGGTGATTACAAACACCGGAAAGACGAAATGCATTTTGAAATTGCTATTAGTGCAGCCAAAGCGGAGGCATTAATTAAGAAAATACAAGGAGACAACAAATGAACTTACAACTCAAAGCGGCGGCCTTGTCGTATGTCAGAGCTTCACTAGCTTCAGTAGCGGCTTTATATCTATCCGGTATCACTGATCCAAAGGTTCTAGTCAATGCATTGGTAGCGGGTTTTATCGCCCCTATCTTGCGTGCGGTTGACCCAAAAGATTCAGCGATAACACTAGGCAAGAAATAAGATGGAGGTCCAGGCATGGGTGGCCGTTATCGTAGGCGTGATGGCCATCCTGTCCGGGCTATATGCGGCAGTCCGGTTTATTGTTCGCTCAATCATGGCTGAAATAGGGCCCAAGGCCAACGGATCAAGCCTAAAAGAGCAGGTCAACAGGCTTGAAGCACGCCTAGACCATATTTACACCATCCTTTTGGAGCGTTAGACACGCCGAACGGTGTTGATGTTGTACATCTCGTCCATATCGTCTATATTTGGTTCATCGCAACACGGCGATATAGACGAAGGGCCTCACATGTCAAGAATGGCAGATTTACACATAATGCTTAGCGATAAGTTAGAAAAGGAAAGCAAGGGATTTGCAGCCATGGTGGATTGTGGTTGTGATTCATGCGAAGAAAAAACCCACAAGGCAATTGATTCTGCATTCAAATCTATGAGTGATGCAGACCTAACAAAGTTACTTCAATCATGAAAATAACCTTAGAGCTCACCAAGAATGATTTTGAGCACCTGACCACCACATCAATGGCATGGGGCAAGGATTGGGAAAAGAAGGTCATGCGTTTTGAGCCAATTATCCATGATACTGAAATTTCATTTGCCTGGGGTTATGCCCACTGGGTTGATACATATTCTGATTACATCCTAGCTTCAGCATTCCTGAAGTCTATCGCTGAACCTCATGAAGCTGCATTTGATATTGGAACGGGCGAGGTTGTTATTTTGACTGATTACGCTGGATCATGGGAAACAATATGAGCATCCTGGAACCTGAGTATTTGAGCACAACCGAAATGGCACACATCTTGGAAATCACACCAAGCACCTTGCGCCGGTTAGTACGCGAGCGCAAGATTGAGGCATATAAGCCCCTTGGCGGTCATTACCGTTTTGATATGGATAAGACAATCCAAACCTTTTGGAGAATGGAAAGCGAGGGTTCAAAGTGATTGATTTTCTTTCAACATTGTCGGATGCAGGTGTTTTCATTGGTTCCGTGATTATTCTTGGCATTCCGATGATTGCCGGATTCTTGCTTGGCAAGGAAATTGGTTTAGATCAAGGCCATCGCGCCGGGTTTGACTTAGGAAAGGCAGTGGGCAAGCGTGAAACCACCAGCGGTTAGCGATAACGCGGTAATCATTGCACGCAATGCCAAGCGCACTTCCATAGATGCAGCAATGCGCAAGTATCCTGAAACTGGGTCATTGCGTTTGAAGATTTATGAGCTGCTCATGAGAGCTGGATTGCGTGGAGTAACCGATTATGAAATTGAGGCCACATTGTCTATTCCAGGCAATTCGGTCAGGCCCTTGCGTAAGTCCTTGGAAACACAGGGATTTATCATTGATTCCGGGCTTACTAGGAAAAACCAAAACGGCAATGAATGCACCATTTGGCGTGCAGTAGATGAAGGGATGATGTTATGAGCTTTAACATGGATGATTATGTGGATGTGGCCGAAAGAATGCGCAAGACCAAAGAGATTTATCCGGAAGGCGTATTTAGACCAGCCAACCCAAATGAGCCTTTCAAAATTGTCGAGATAGGCGGCATTACCTACATTGCATACACTGCCGCGTTCTACCGTGACCCGTTTGATCCATGCCCTGCCATTGCATGTGCGTGGGAAGAAGTGCCTGGTCGCACCCCATATACAAAGGGCAGTGAGCTGATGAATGCTGAGACAAGTGCCTGGGGCAGATGCGCCATTGCAGTTGGATTAGCTTCCAAGAAGATTGCCAGTGCTGATGAAATTAAAGCACGCCAAGAAGCACCCAAGGCAACGGTCACAAAGATAAAGGAAACTGCCCAGGAACAACATGATTTATGGGCAACACCACCACCACCGGCTGAAGCTTATGATGCATGGCATTGCAAGCATGGAGATAGGACGGTGCTTGAAGGTGAGAAGAATGGCCGTGCTTACTTCGGCATGCGCTGCACAAATTATGTAGTCAAAGAGCAATGTGAGCCAATTTGGTTTGTCCTCAATAGTGAAGGCAAATGGGTTCCCAAGATTGCTGCGGTCAAATAATGGGATGGGCAGCCATCATTCCAAGTGAGGTGTGCTCAATATGCGGCGAACGCAGGGAGTTGGCGACCGGGAGATGGCGTTATGACCCACGCTTGGACAATCGTTGGGCATGTTGGGAGTGCAAATGAGCATTCAATTTGAGTGCCGTAAGTGCAAAAAGGTGACAATGCAAATTGAACGCATTGTTACAGATAATCTTCCTGAGCATGTCAAAGTCTTACAATGCACTAAATGTGGCACACTGGGTGTATGTCTATTAGAGGCGCAGCTTTAACATACTTATCCACAGAGGTTATCCACAGGGCACTAATTCTGTGGGAAACGCCCAAGATTTACGCTGATGCTTGACTCACTCAATACGATGCATAGCGCACGGCAGGGCCCGAGAGGGATAGCCCGGCGGTGGGTTGTGCATCTAATGGCAGGGCTATGTCTATTGCTTAGCAGCCCTGGAGCAAGTGCAGTAGATATTAAAACAATTCAATCTTATGCCGGATCAATGCTCACACCTTTAGAGTTTTCATCAGCTTTAGTCTTATGGCAGAAAGAAAGTAACTGGAACATACGCGCTCGCAATGGATCGCATGTAGGACTATGTCAAGGGCGCAGTAAATACCTCATCAAAGCTAACTACAAACAACAGGTGCAATGGTGTGTTAAGTATGCCTACAATAGGTATGGTTCTATTGCATTAGCTTTAGATCATTGGAGAAGATACGGATGGCATTAAGACACAAGAACAACACCAGTGCATTCAAGAAGCAACGGCTTAAAGTCTTGGCAAGGGATAACCGGGTGTGCCAATACTGTGGTGCTGAGGATGCTAACCAGGTTGACCATGTGGTTCCAAAGGTTGCCGGTGGTGGCGATGAGTTGGACAACCTTTTGACTAGCTGCAAAAAGTGCAACCTCCTTAAAGGTAGGAAGTCAATGGCCTTTTTTTTAGGCTCACTATCTGC